CGACCCGACGATTAGGTAACACGGGAACCCCACCGTGGGCGTGTACGACGCCAGGCGGGGCACCACCGACCTGTTGCCAGCCACGTCAATTTCCACGGACGTGTTGTTGGGGACGCTGGCCACTTCGGCGATGGACAGCCGCACGTGTTTCTGCAGAATCGCGGCGCGCAGGACGTACGGCAGGGACCGGGTGAAGGGCGTGCGGGTCGGGGTGGCGCTACTCACGCGGCCACCGTCGCCAGCGACAGTTCGTGCGCCGCTTCGTCGCCGTACAGGTTCACCAGCTCGGCGCCTTCGGGGGAGAAATCAGCCGCATACTTGTCCACCGACACAAGGTCCAGCGGGCCTTCGGGACCCAGGCCAATGTGGGTTTCTTTGATTGCCTGGTCCTCTGTGCTGCCGTCGGCGAACACGATTCGTACGACGTCCTCAGGTTCCAGCGCGGGGTTCGGCACCGACCCGACCGCGAAGGTGCGCGACAGCGCCAGGCGCAGGTTCAGCAGCGAACGCGCGGTGGCGTCCGCCTGGGCCTGTGTGGTTACGGCCGTGCTTTCGGCAATCATCACGACCCGCCCGAACGGGCCACCCCAGCGCAGCGGGTGGGTCGGGTCGTTGAACGTCGCCAGGCCGTAAATCGGCGGCAGGTCGGCGTCAGGCTGGCCACGCACCGATACGCCGTTACGAACGCTGCTGCGGTCCAAGGTCGTTTCAGCTGCGGTCAGCACCCCGCGTTCCCCCGCGTCAATCGTCCACACGGGGTCGTGCGGTTTGTACGAAGGACGCAGGACGAAGTCGCCCAGGTTGTCAAACAGACATTCGGCGCTTATGGCCTGCGTCATGTCCGAAATTGCTTCGGTGCGTTCCTGGTCGTACACGGTCCCCGCCATGACGGGTTCGGTGGCTGGGTTGGTCAGGACGTGGTACTGAATCCGTGGCCCGAACACGTCGTGCACCAGCGCCACGATTGCGTCCGACGGGTGCATGCCTGCCGTGCTGAACGGATAGGCCAGCGGTTCGTCCTGCACCTGGGCGAAGCGGTCGGACAGCGACAGGGTGGCCGACCCCGCTAGTTCCCCCCACACGACTGAATCGACCCGAAACACGCCGAGCTGGACACGTTCGCGCGTGCCGTCGGCGAATCGGATTCCGCGTTCGATGGTGCACCAGCCACCGAAGGGCAGCTGTTCCAGCAGCGCCAGCGTGGCGGTGTCCTCCCGCGTGAACGCCACCTGCAGGTTGGCCCGTCGCAGGACGCGGGCCTGGGCGTTCGTGTCCACGTTGCCTTCCAGCACCTTCACTTCCACCCCGTCGCTGCTGCCTGGGGCGTACACGTACGCCACGACGTCCACCACGTGGGCGTCCCGCAGCGCAGCCAGGAAGCGGTCCGACACCTGCAGCACGTCACACGTCCGCTGGCAGCCAGGGCAGGGTCCCCGACGCGGCGCCCCCGCCGAAGTCCCAATACGCCAGGTCGTCGTACCGCCCGACCGTCGCTAGCAGTTCGGCGTAATCCGTGAAGTCCGCTGCGACCTGCGCGTACGTGTTCGGCGGCACGGGCTGGAACACGGACGGGTCGGGGCGTTCGACCTGCACCACCGACACGACGAAGCGCCGTTACGGGGGCGCGCCCAGGGTGGAAATGCGGTCCTCTTTGAAGTCCGTGACGCCCAGGTACATGTTCCCCACGCCCTGTTCCTGGGTCGTGCGCAACAGGAAGGCGTACCCCGACCCCAGCAGCGCGCGCACCATGTCCCGTTCCAGCAGCGTGTCGGTCAGTACGACCAGCTCGGCGTCGGGCGTCCAGGCGGGCAGCGTGACCAGGACAGGGGCGCGTCGTTCCAGCACGCGGTTCACGCCAGCGGCCACTTCGAAGTCCAGCGGGGTGAACGATTCAATGGTGACCTGCAGCGAATTGGTCGGCCGCGCCAGGTCCACCAGCCAGGCCCGACAGTCGGTGTACGGCAGCGTGAAGTCGGCGCTGGCGCTGCCCATGTCCCCGCCCTGCGGGCCATAGAAGTGGGCGACGTAGTGCACGGGAACGCCCAGCGGTATTTCCCAATCGTGGAACACTTCCGTGGTGTCGCCCACGACGTTCACGCCGACGGCGCCACGCACGCCGACCGTGTACCCGGACGGGCTGGTGCGTTCCAGGGTCATGGTCGCAGTGTTCGCCGGAATCCCCGACACGTCCACCACGGCCGCGTCCCTGTTGTTGTCCTTGGTGACGGTCAGCGCTGCCACTACGCCCGCCCCGACAACAGCGCAGCTGCGGTCATGTTGTCCAGGCCGTTCGCTTCCACCCGGACGATGTTGCGCAGTTCGGTGTCGCCTATGTACACGTGCACTTCGGGCACCAGCTCGCCGACGATTTGGCGCAGCAGCGATTCGGGCGTGACGATTTCGCGCCCCGCTTCGCCGACCACGGCCAGGGTGGCCGAATCGAACACGCCACCTGCGGCCAGCTTCGGAATCTTGGGGAACGGGAACGACTGCCCGCCGAACGACTGCCCGCCGATCTTGCCCACATGGGGAATGTTCACGGACGGCAGCGAAACCTTCGGGATGGTAAAGGCCAGGCTGTTCCATGCCCCAATCACAGCGTTCAGTGGCGCCTTTATTGCGTTCGCCACGGCCGTAGCCGCGTTCTTCACCTTTTGCTCCACGTTGGTGATTGCGGTGGCGATCTTCCCTAGTTCTTCCTTCACGTTGGCCACCATGTTCTTCGCTGCCGTGTACGGCGCGGAGAAGTAGCCCGCCAGCGTGGACAGGTGGGACTTGACGGCGCCAGCATTGTTGGCGAACCAGGCCGAAATCTTGGCCAGCTCCTGCTTCACGTTCGACACCATGGACTTGGCCGCATCCCACACGCGGGAGAAATACCCCGCAATCGTGGTCAGCCAGGTTTTGATGGTGTTTGCGTTCGTGCTGAACCAGGACGTGATTTCGTTCAGCTTCGCTTTGATGTTGTTCACCACGCCTTTGATGCTGTTATACGCCGTGGTGAAATAGCCCGTGATTTTCGACCAATTCAGATAAATGGCCGCAGCTGCGGTCCCAATCGGGCCAAGCAGAATCCCAATGACCAGCGGCCAATTCCGTTTCAGCCAATCCAGAACGGACATGGCGGACTTTTTGATCCACGACCAGGCGACGTCGGCAGCCTTGGCCACCTTGTCCCAATTCTTGTACAGCAGGACGCCAATGGCGATAAGCGCCGCGATTGCCAGCACGGCGCCACCCGTGGCCAGAATGATGGACGTGGACAGGGTCGTCCCGAACAGCGCGGTGGCCACCGTGGCCGCGCCCGTCGCCACCGTGTAGGCCGCCCACAGGGAAGCGAACACGGCCAGCAGGGTTTTCAGCACCTTGGTGTTCGCAATCAGCGGCTGGAAAATGCGCACTAGTTCCACCAGCACCGTGGCGAGCTGGACAAGGATGGGCAGCAGCGCAGTCCCCAGCTGCACCTTCACCCCGTCCGACGCAAACTGCATTTCGCGCTGCTTGTCGATAAAGTCGGCCACTTCCTTCGTGGACTTGCCTTTCAGGGCGTCGCCGTACTTGCCCGCCATGTCCAGCTGTGCCTGTATGGCGTCGGCGCCCTTGTACAGCAGGGGCGTCAGCTGCTGCGACGACCGCCCGAACAGCTGCTGGGTCAGGGCTGCACGCTGCGCCCCCGGGCCTAGTTTCTGGAACCCGTTGGCCGCTTCCATCAGGACCTTTTGCGTATCGCCCGACCGCACGTCGGCCATGGACACGCCCAGCGCCTGGAAGGCTGCTATGGCGGTTTTGTTTCCGCCCTTCGCTGCTTCCATTTGCTTGGACAGGATCGTCAGGGACCGGGTGAACGTGCTGGTTTCGATCCCCCGCGTTTTCAGGACCGCCACCCATTCGGACGCGGTCGTGGTGTCCATCTTCGTGACCCGCTGAATGGCCATGGTGCCCTTGGCCAAGTCCATGGTGGCGTCGGTGGCGGATTTCAGGTACTTCACCCCCGCGCCGATTGCGACGGCACCGCCAGCGAACAGCGCCACCCGCTTCCAATCCGTCTTGCGGATTTTCTCGCCCAGGCTGCCCGTGGCGCTGTCGGCCTGTTTGACGCCCTGCACCAGCTTCGTGGTGTCGGCGACGAACGAAACAATGACGGACGGACTGCTGGCCACCTAGCGCCCCCTCCGCATGCGGTCGTTGTCCCGCTTGCGCTGCAGCAGCACGTTCAGCATGTACTGCTGGAAGGCCAGGTATTCAGCGTCCGACATGGCGTCCACGTCGCGGGGTGTCATGCGCCAGAAATGGCAAAACGCGGCTATGCCTTTCAGGTATCGGTCGGCGTAGGGTCCGACTTTTCAGGGACCGCCTGCAGGCCCACGTCCCCCGCCTGTGCCCAGGTCGCGGTGTAGCCCGCCCGTCGCAGCGCCAGCCACACGACCGCCTGCATGCCGTCCTCTTCGTTGCCGTCTTGGAAAATGTCCGTCATGGGGCGCCCCGTCGCTGCTTTCAGCGCCCGCATTTCGTTCGGTGTCAGCGCGATGTTGTCCGGGTCCGCCTGAATCACGGCAGGCAGCGCGCCGTTGGTCGCAGCTAGGTCCTGCTGCTGGGTGCCTTCCATGGGTATCCCCCAATTTCCTTGCTTGCGGTTTTGCTCGCCGCGTCCACGGCCTGCGGGGTGACGGCCTGGGCAGCGGGGTACACGTACCGCCCTTGGTCCACGTAGGGGCGGCCACGGGTGCCGCCAAATTCGATCCACCCCGCGTATTCCAGGCCTTCGCCCATGCCCAGGTACGACGTGTCGCCGTCGGTGCCCGTGGTGACGGAACCCATAAGGGCGCCGCTGTCCACGGGCACGCTTCCGCGCACCCGTTCGGCCGCGCGGTCGGCCGCCGACTGCATGCCTGGGCCTGCGTTTTCGCCAATGCGCTTGGCCAGGTCGGCCGAACCTTCGGCCAGCTCGGCCAGCCCCAGGACTTCAACCTGGACCTGTCCCTGTTCGGCCACTAGGCCGCTACCGCTGCCTTACCCTTCGCCGTCGCGCCAGCTGCGCCGAAGGTTTCGGGCACCACGGACTTGACGGGCGGGCCTGTCGTCGCCCAGGCCAGGTCGATGGACGATTCGGCGCCCGCGTCGCCATTGATCGGCGCGTAAGGCTGGGGCACGACGAACCCGGACCAGCTGGGGTTGTCGGGACCCACGGGCCTGTCGCGGTAGCCCACGACTTCGTACGGGACGGGCACGCCACCGTCCACGGCCGCCGATAGCACGTCCTCCGTGGCGTCCGGGTCGAACGACTGCACCAGGGTGGCGTTCAGGGTCCACTTGACGTTCCCTGGGTAGTCCGTGCTGCCGCAGAACGTGTCGATGGTCGTAATCGACACGTCCGGGGACAGTTCCACGTGCGTGGCGACGCAGGCCAATTCCGTCAGGGTCGTGGCGTCAGGCCCGGTCCCGATTTTCAGGGACGCGTTGTCCAGAATCAGCGGGTTGGGTTTCACAACAGCGGGTGTACTCACTGTGCAGCCTCACTTTCGATAACCACAGGCAGGCGCAGGTTCAGGCGCGCGCCCAGGTAGTGGACGCCCGCGAACAACAAATCGCGGGGCGCTGTGGACGATTCGACAGGCCAGGACCGCCCGTCGCCGTCCAGCCGCACCACGGCATAGGACAGCAGGCGTTCCAGCTCGGCGATGCCTGGGCCTGGTTCAAGTCGCCCCGACAGGCACAGGACGTTCACGTGCGCGTCCCACCAGCCACCGCTGGACTGCATGCCGACCGTGCGTGGCGTCAGCCAGGGGTTGGCCCATTCCAGCAGCAGCAGGGGCGGGGACACGGCGTCGGGAATGTCCGCAACCACGTCCGGGTCGGAATCGTCGCGGGGCGCCAGCGCTTCGGCCAGCGCCCCACGAACGGCCGTCAGCGCCAGGGACTGTGTGGCCGTCGCGCTTATGCCAGCCCCCAGCGTTCCTTGCACGGCGTCAGGGTGATTGCGTGACGGGCGAACCCGTCGCGCGGCGCCTGCAGCGCCCCCGTGACGTCGTTGTATCCGATCACCCCGAACGCGGCATCGTTGGCCTTCCACCATTCGACCCCGCGCACCAGGTTCACGCGGTTCAGCAGCGCGGACCGGGTGTCGCCTTCGGGGTAGTGCGGGTCTTGCGTCGGGTCCAGCCAATTCACGTCGTGGTCGATTTCGGCCGCAGCTGCGTCCAAGCACGCCTGCAGGGCGTCCGTGTTTTCGGGGGTGACCCGATTGCGCAGGGCGCCCGCTAGTTCTTCGACCGTGGCGTACGCCATGACCTATTCGGCCGCCTTCGCCCTGGACGCCCGGGTCCCGCCGTTGGTGCCCGCAGGCGCCGTCAGCTTCACGAACGCGGACGGGTCCACGACCACGGAAGCGAACGCGCCGACCACGCCGACTTCGAACCCAGCGATGGACGGTTCCACGGCGCGCAGCTCCACGGGGGCGCCTGCGTTTTCCGCAACCAGGTTGGACTGCGAATCGCCGACCAGGCACGTTCCGCCCGCCACGAACCCGTTGGAAATGACCAGGCGCAGGCCCGCGATGGTCCCCGTGCCCGCCTGCAGGTTGCCCGACCCTGCGGAGATAAATACGGGCGCGTCGCCCGACACCATCCCCAGCAGCTTGAACCCCAGCGTGGGGTCGGCGAACAGCGTATTGGCCATGCGCCCGCTGTTGTCGTAAACCTCCCCGCACGCTTCGGCGATTGCCGCGAACCAGCCCGCCAGGTCGTCGGTGGCCACGGGCACGGCCTGCGTTACGGCCGTGGTCAGGTCCCCGCACGCTTCCGCTTCGGTGGCGATTGCGTACGCTTCGGCGGCCAGCTCGAACCACAGATTTAGGGCGTCCGGGTTCGACCATACGACCGACTGCCAGGACAGGTTCCCCGCCCCGCCGAACACGTCGGCCGCTGCCTCTTCCAAGTCCACCTGCATCTTCTGGCTGGGCAGTTCGGACTTTTCGGGGGACTGCTTGCCCACGATGGGGCGCTGGGTGATACGCGGATACGTCAGCTTCCCCGACGTCAGGGTGACGTTTCGGGACACCTGCACGACAGGGCGCGCCCGATTGATTACGTCAATGATTTGGGCCAGGTGCTGCACGGGCAGCAGGCCCGGAATGTCGGGGGTCAGGGTGTGCGCGACTGCCCGCTGCAGCCGCTGTTCGGCACGGTCGCGGGCGCCGTCGCCTGCGCGCGCCGCGATCTTGTCGAAGCGGACCAGGATTTGGTCCCGCGCGTACTGCCCGAAATGGGTGTACGGGTTGTCCGGGTCGGGGGTCGGGGTCGTCCGCACGACCCGCCCCGGGTTGTCCGGGTCGGGGGTCGGCGTGACCCGCGACAGAATGTCCCTGGCGTCGCGCGAAGCGTTCCGCTGTTCTTCCAGGTCCAGCAGTTCCGCGATTTGCGGTTCCAGCTCGGTCAGCCTTTCGCGGTGCCGCGTAATCAGCTGGCGTTCGGCTTCGGTCGGGTCGCGGTCCTCTTCGTTGGCCGCGTCCAAGACACGGTCAATGTTTTCGTTCACCTGGGTTCGTTCGTTCACCAGGCGCTGCAGAACGGGACTAGGTGCCACAGTCGTTTCCTTCCGTTCGAAGGTTTCGACCGGGTGCCGCTGTGCGCTGTGGACGTCCTGGCGCGGTGTCCGGGGTGTCGCCCTAAGTGGGCGGGGTGTCGGTGTCCGCTGTTGCGCCTATCGCGGGGTGCGGTTCTGACGGCAGGCTAACACCGACGGCCGCCAGGCGCGCGAGCTGGTCGGCGTCCACGGGCGGCAGTCCGAATTCCTGTTCGTATTCGGCGCGCGAACGAAGGGCGACGACCTGCGCGCCTGCGTACGCGGGCGTGCGCGTCAGCCCCACGGACAACAGTTCGCAGTTCGACCGCACCACGGTCCCTTCGGCGGTCCGTCGCCAATGGCGGAAACGGTCCACACATTCCACGCTGAACCCGGGGAGAATCCCCGACCGCACCAATTCCAGCGCCTGGTCGCCGAACGCCCCATCGTGAACGCGGAAGGCGCCGAACAGGCCCGCCGCTTCGTCGTGCAGTTCGACCCCGACGCCGATGGAATGGGCCAGGTCGGTGCGGTGTTCGTACCGCAGTTCCAGGCGCCCCGCTGCGCGCAGCTGCTTTCGGAACGCGCCCGCTTCGAACATTTCCCAATACGGGGACGACAGCGCCCCGTCCATGCCGACGTCCTGCACGCGGGCGGGTTCGCCGTACGGGACAATGCACCCTTCGACCATGCGGCCGTCTTTCGCTTCCAGCTCGGCCGCGAACGACCGCAGCAGCACCACCTGTTCGGTCATACCGATTCAACCTCCACGGGGACGAAGTCAGGCACCGTCGGCACGTCGCCACCTTCGCCGTGCGCGCCTGGTTCTTCGCGGATTTCGGTGGCCTGGTCGCCCTGCGTCAGCAGCGACGGCAACCCAAACACGGCCGCGCGGTATTCGTCCACCGTCACGGCACCGTCGGCCAGCGCCTTGGAATAGATGTTCACCAGCGACGACAGGTCCGGGCGCGTCGCAGCGACGGGGTCGAATTCGACCCAATGCCCGCGCGGCAGCCAGCGGGACAGCGCGCCCTGAACCTTCACAGCGCAGGGCATTAGTTCCGACCGCCACCACAGGTCGAACAGCTGCGCTGGCGCCTGGTACACCAGCCCGCCCGTTATGGCGATGTTCAGCAGCATGGCGGGCACCCCGAACGCAGCTGCGATTTGGCGCGCGTCCCAATCCCGCGCTTCCAGCAGCATTAGGTCCCGGGGCGAAATCGTCAGCGGCTGCAGCAGTTCCAGGTCGGGCGGCAGGACTGCGGGCGCGCCCAGCCTGCGCGTCGCTGCCGACACCCATTGGGCCTGAATTTCCTGGGCCTGTTCTTCGGTCAGGCGCCGCTGGGTCGAACGCAGCGCCACCCGCGTGGCGCCCGTGCTGCGGTACACGTCGGCCGCGTAGTTCTCAGCCCACCAGGCCGACGCCAGGCTGGCCGCGTAGGACTGCAGCGCACCCGTCCCGCGCAGCGCGCCGTTGGGGTTGCGCTGAATGTGCTTCACGTCGTCGCTGTTCAGCGGATACCCCCCGGAGCTGTACTGACGTTCGCCCCCTTCGCCTTCGATTTCCACGGCGCGCGGGTCCAGCACCGTCCAGGTAGCGGGCCAGCCCGTTTCGTACCTGGACGTGCACCACAGGACCGTTTCGCCCCGGGCGTAAATCGACCACACGGCAGCGAACAGGGCATCG